GGACCCGCAACCACGACGCTGGCAACGGGTCTCGCAGCTGATGCTGGAGTTACTACGGTAGTGTTAACCGACTCTTCCGCTTTTCCAGCTTCAGGAGAAATTAGAATTGGAACAGAGGACATAGGTTTCACGGCTAATGATACTGCAACGAATACTTTAACCGGAGGCCCAAGAGCCGAGAATGGAACCACGCTAGCTTCCCATTTAGTGGGAGCTACGGTTACTAATATTTCTGCGTATGTAGGATGGGGAGACCCTTCTTCTGCTGACTATACCATTGATCCTGGTTTATGGATTTTAGATAACTATGGTACAAAATTAATCGCTCTTATTTATAATGGAGCCTGTTTTGAATGGGATTCGGCAGCAGCCAATCCAACAGGACAACGAGCAACGGTGATGTCGAATGCTCCCGCTGCTTCACGACACATGATTGTATCACCCACCGATCGGCACTTAATCTTTTTGGGAACCGTGACGGGAACCGATGTAACCACAGCGGCTAATCAAAATGATATGTTTATTCGATGGTCGGATCAGGAAAGTATTAATGATTCAGGTTCTTATACCGTCACCGCTAATAATACCGCAGGTACACAGCGACTCGCTAATGGTTCGAGAATTGTCGGAGCTAAGAGAGGTCGAGACGCCATTTATATATGGACCGATACCGCTCTTTATTTAATGAGATTCGTAGGCGCACCGTTTACTTTCTCCTTTGAACAAGCAGGAACGAACTGTGGATTGATTGGTAAGAATGCAGCGGTGGAAGTGGATGGAACCGCCTTCTGGATGTCTGAAAACGGATTCTTTAGCTACGCAGGTCAACTTCAAACGATGCCGTGCTTAGTAGAAGACTACGTCTTTGATGGTTTAAATTCTACACCAAGAGATCTGGTTAACTGTGGATTGAATAATTTATTTAGTGAAGTCAGTTGGTTCTACTGTAGTACCGGCTCTGATGTGGTAGATCGAGTGGTGACTTATAATTATGTAGAAACTTTACTCACCAAGAAACCGGTGTGGACTACAGGAAGTTTACCTCGTACGGCGTGGGCTGATTCAGCGGTCTTTGATAAACCTCATGCCTGTTATTATGATAACAGTGATGATGCGTCTTATGATGTCGTAGGGAATACGGATGGAATTACAATCTACTATGAACAAGAAACAGGGACCGATCAGGTTAATGCCGGAGGGGTTATCACCGCAGTAGCCGCCCATGTTCTTTCAGGAGATTTTGATATTACTCAAAAACGTGCGGCTTCCGGACAAATAGTGGGCATGCCGGATACACGAGGAGATGGAGAATATATTATGAGAATCAAAAGAATGATTCCTGACTTTATTAGTCAAACTGGAGATACCCAAGTGACTCTCATGTTAAGAAATTATCCTAACAACGCAGCCGCGAGCTCTCCATATGGACCCTTTACAATCACCTCATCCACTGCTAAAGTGGATACACGCGCAAGAGCACGAGGAATTGCGTTTAAAGTAGCAAACACTGGCACAAGTGGAGGGTCTTATCAGGCCCAAGACTGGAAGCTAGGAACATTTAGACTGGATATACATCCAGACGGGAGAAGATAATGGCAGAATGGTGGGAAAACATCGATAGAACAAATACAAGATTAACTCCAAGAGCGAATCCTAATTGGTGGAAAGGATCTGCCGGTTCAGTAGGTCATTGGAATTACAAACCTGAAGATATAATAGAAGAAACAGAAACAGTAACAGATATTAATAGACCTTTACCCTCACCCTATCAAGACAGAATTATGAACGAAGATTTGATGCGTATACAACAGAATCGTGGAAACATTGATAATAAATGGTATAACAGAATTACAACTCCTGTCATGGGAATTATGCGAGCAATAGGTGATAAATTCCAAAGACCCGAAGCTAAACAAGCAGAGTATGATGCATTAAGAAATGTCACTGATCAATATGGAACTTATAGAACTGGAACCTTACCTACTGGTCAAGAAGCTATGATAGTAGATGGTAAAATTAGTGTAAGAGCTCCTGATGGAACTATTCTTTTAAGAGATAAAAATTTTGATTCCATGTTTGGAAGCGGAAGTGTTGCTGAGATGATTCAGAAAAAAGAAGATTGGGCAAAAGGAAGATTTGACAAGTACGGAGATACATGGACTGATGATGAGCATAAAGGAATAAGTAAAGCTTTCTATGATCACTATAAAAACACAGGTGCTCTAGCAAAATGGCGAGGAGACACTGGACAAAAAACTTATATTGACAACATTCAAACTATCGCTCCTGAAACTACGAAGACATTCACAATACCCAGTACAGCAAGAGAAATGGAAATATCGAGACGGGGAGGATTCAATCCAAGCGCACGATCTTTTAGTTCACACAGCCCCGGAGGAATTACTCAAGCTCAATCTAGAGCTGCTAGAGGAGACCCAACGGGAACTGGTGGCGGTTGGAGACTAGCTCAAGGTGGAAGAGTAGGTTTAAGAATGGGAGGAGATCCTACGGAATGGATGGAAACACAAGAAACTATTAGTCCTTTCCAAATTCAACAGGAAGAAGGAGTTCCTATAGGTTTACAGGCTTCCGATGATGTCAACACCCGCATTTTAGAAAACTTATTTGAAAAATATTTAGAGTTAGGATTCTCTCCTGAAGAAGCAGAAATAAAAGCAATGGAAGAATTTCAGTTAATGAGTCAAGGCCAAGATTTTGACATGGGTACACAAAACGAACAAGGCATAGCGAGTCTTGTTTAATGGCAAAAATAACACAAGCATTAACTCGTGCGAGTAAAGAATATGATCAACGAACTTTTCAATCTTTGGTCCGAGATTTAGACGGTGTTATTAATAAACTGAATACTTCTTTTCAAGAAGAAATGAAACAAGAGGTAGAAGCCATGAGCTTCTTTGTAGAATAATGGCTATTATAAATGAATATAAATTTTGGGGGAATACGTCGACTACTGCAGAAACGGTTAAATTTTTTGGAACCGATGCAGCGTGTGATCAAAAACCTCTCATTAATGAAACGTATATTATTAAATCACTACATGTGACGAATAAGTCAGGAGGAAATACTCCTACCATTACTATTACGAACGATGGTTATCCAATCATCTGGGCTCAATCCTTAGACACAGCCGAGAGTGTTGAAATTTTAACGAAGCCGCTGATTGTCGAAGGTGACAAAGAGTTAGTTTATACTTTGGTAGGAACCGCTACCGATGGAGTCGTAGTGACAGTAAGTTTTTTAAACATTAAAAAAGAGGTAACAACATAATGATTAAGATAGATGGAGAAGAAGTACCGGTATTAAAGCCCACGAAGATTACCACAACGATAAAACATAGGGAAACCGGGGAGATTTATAAGACTGAAGAAGAGTGGAAGGCTAAAGGAATAGATGAAAAGTACATCCAAAGGGATGTCCATGTCTTGATGCCACCGCTTGATTTGTTTGCAAAAACAAAGTAGATTGAAATTTTAAGGCAAAATTATGATATCACGTGCACAAGAACCAGAACAATTATATGCAGAAGGCGGAATAACTAGCATCCGTCAACCTTATTTTCTAGGAAAAGCAGTTAAAAAACTAACTAAAGGCGTTAAGAAAATAGCTAAAAGTCCTTTAGGGAAAGCTGCTTTAATCGGTGGTGGTTTATGGGGTCTCAATAAATGGGGTCCATTAGCTGGCAAAATTAGTCCGATGTTTTCGGGAGGATGGGATAAATTTAAAGGCCTTGGATTCGGCAAACAAGCTTTATTAGGTTTAGGAGCAGCTGGAATGGCTCTACCTTTTATGGCTGATGAAGAAGAAGTCGTAGAGGAACTTCCATGGGAAACAACTCCTGATAGTATTGCTAACATTAGAAACATGGCAAGGAATCGAGATCCAAGTTTAGCTTTCATGCCTAGAAATGAATATGTTCAATCAGGATATTATTTAGCTGATGGTGGTAGAGCAGGTTTAATGAATGGTGGTGGAGCTGCAGAAGCTCAAGCGGAGAACATGTTAAAAATGGAATATCAAAAGTATCGTAACCAAGGTGGCACGATGTCTTATCAACAATTTAAGATGGCAGTCTTACAACAGGCTCAGGGTCAAGGACCCATGGCTCAGGGACCAGCTCAAATGGCAGCGTCTGGAGGAAGAATAGGATTTTATCCAGGAGGACCTGCCGGTGGAGCATCCGCTGGAGGAAATTATGGTGGTGATTCGAGTGGCGGAGATTATCAAGGCGCCGGTGCCGGAAGATCCGTAGCACAAGGTGGAC